CCGGCAACCGTCTGGGGTTCCGCTGTTCCTACATTATACCACTACAATTTCTTTTTGTCAACAGTCAAATTTTGATTCTTGTGATTTTAGGTGCATTCTAACCGTCTATCGACGGCGGACAAGGCTCTCACCTTGCCTCTTGCGGCCATATACAACTGATGCGTGTCAGTTGCAGCACATACCGCAAGGTCGGACTGGATCTCCACCCTCCAATAACGGTAGGGGAGCAGGTTAGGAACACATGTCACCATACATTCCATTACAGTCTCTACGGACTCCCGTAAACCGGGTTTCCTCGGTCTTAATCATATGCTTGATCTTTGACCGATACACCTGCTTGCTAACAACATATTACTATGCTGCTGGGCGTAAATGTTCACCCACAGAGGCCGGATCCTGAACAATCTCATTCGCACTGGTAATCAATGCGAGCGATTCGTCCAAAGAGTTTCCGGCAACGTTCAGAGCCGAGGCTGAACGTTTCAGGGCTTCCGCCAAACCACCAGACGAGATGGCAAAGCGGTTGCCCACTTCATTTAATTTATCGGGGATTTGGCCGGCATCATCAACGGCGATATTGAACGCAGCCATGACAGAAACCATCGCTTGCGTCGCATCTTCTACCGATGACATGTCGTCGCCGACCTTATAAAACATTGTTGCGAGGCTGCCGAGCTTTTCAGCGTCAGACACGCTGTAGCCAAGCCGAGCAAAACCGGCAGCAGCTTGAACAACATCAGATACCGAAGCCCCAAGCTCAACCGCCTTTGTTTTGGCTCTTTCAAGGTACTGACTCAGCTCCTTGGTGGTTGCACCAGACACCTTCCGAAGCTCAACCATAGCCGCGTCAATTTCCTTGACCGCCTGAATAATGCCGCGCAAACTCTGACGCAACAACGCTGCGGACGCTGCCGTAACAAGCTTGGCCATGTTACCAGCAATCAGATTTTTAAGCTGAGTGCCAATCGACTGGACTTCTGCACCGGCTCTGCGTGCTCGACCGAGCAAATCTGTAACCGCATTCTCTGCCTTGCTAATATCAGCAAAATCATGAGTCTTCAGTCGACCCATAATAGACTGAAAATCCTCGTTCAGAACAGGGTCTTTTACGATTTGAGCTTGATATTTAGCGTAGTATTTGGCAAGGCGCTCGTACTTTTTCTCCAGCTGAGTATTTATGTTAACCTGTCTTTTGCCAGCAGTATCAACGACCTTTCCGGCATCCTCCTGCTGCTTTGCAAACCTTTCAGCTTCAGCAGTGCAATCAATGAGAGATTGCCTCACCTCATCGTAGCTTTTGGCGGCTTCCCTGATTTTATCCAAGTCGCCTGTTTTTACAACATCTCGATATTTATTGAGTTCGTTATCATACCTCTCAATGTTTGGCGTGAGAGTGTGCTCAGACAGTTGGCTGTCATTGATTATTTTCGCTTTCTTCAGAGCATTCAACTTATCAGAAACAGCTGCCGCTCGTTTCTGATAGGTGTTTGGCTCTGAAGCCCCCAGTTTTTCGCTGACATCTTTGGTAAGCTTAAAGTATTCCTCTATTTCATCGCAGAGTTCGGCAATAGACTTTTTCTGCTGCCCGGTAGACTGCTCAACCGCATTTCCCTGCGCCGTTGCTGCCTCCTGAATGTTTGTGCTTCCATCCCGGAGGCTTTTGAACGCATCTTCCACCTGAGCGCGATAAGACGCCAACATTTTCTTTGCGTCGTCCGTCAGGTCTGCCTTTGAGAGATCTTCAAAAAGAGTATCTGCCTTGCCCTTGGCGGCGTTCAACCTCTTTGTGTTGCCAAGCTCAGCGTTGAACTTATTAAGACTGTCGCGGAACGCATTGACCCTGTTGATTTTCTCATCAGATGCAATATCGGCAGAATCCCACACATCCGTGACAGACTTTGCGCTGCTTTTAAGCCGTTCAAAAACATTTGTCAGTGATGCCGGTACATCACCGATTTGCTGCATTGAAATCGACGCGCCCAGTAACGTGTCCGGAATTTTCTGGACTTCGTTGCGGGCGTTTTTCAGCGGGTCAAGTTTACCAGTATGGCTGGCAAGCTTCATATTCGCAAGCTTTGCAGCCTGAACCTCCGCCGCCTTTTTGAAGGTCTTATATGTAGACTCAGACACGATCTGGCCGACCATTTGAGTCAGCTCATTTGCGTCCTGCACCGGCATTTCCTGATCGATATTCCGATATTGCGTTTGGAGGTTCTTAATCTTCTCTTGCGCAAGGTTCCGAACGAGTTCACGATCCTTCTCGGAATATGTGCCGGACTGTTTTTTGTCCACAAATGTCTTGCTGATTTTCTGGTTTGACAGCACAAGGTCATAAAGCGAACCCTGTCCGTTTTTCGCCGCCGCATCAAGCTGCTCCATCGAGGCAGCTTCATCGTCAATAGCTTTTTTCGCACGGTATGTAGCAACATAAACCTTGCCGTTCGCCTCGTCCAAAAACTTCAGCGTCCCTGTAAGGCTGCGAACATCGCCATCGTCAATCATCTTGTCAACAACGACACTGCCAAGCTTCCAGTTTTTACCGCTAAATTTCTCATTGAAGAGCCGCCCCAGCTCATCAACATCCTCATTTTTTGTGCTGCGCGGGTCAGCTGCGTTCACATCGAAAATCCGTCCGGTCTTTTCTCTAAACCGAACCTGTTCGATGTTCGCGCGTTCTTCTGCCTCTCCCTCAACGCCAGCAATAGCCGCAGCCATGTTTTCAAGATTTTCTGCTGCCGCACTTGCCGCCTCAGCAACCTTGTTGTCAGCATTCGCCGATTGAATCTTTACTTCCGTCGCCTGTTTCTCAGCCGCAATAACCTTTTGCGTGGCACTATCGTTCAAACGCTCTGGCGAACCATTGCTGCCAGTGCCTACAGTATCAACGCCGGCGCTCTTACTTTTCCCACGGTGCTTGCGTCCTGACGATTTCGATGCTGTGGGGGATTGACCTAATTCAGCCGCACCAGAAATCTGCCCCTGAAGGTTGTCAGCCGACATTCCTTCAAAAGCTTTCGCAATCGCATTCGCGATTTTATTCGCCCGATCCGCCGTTCCCTGAACAATAACGTCGAGCTGTTTCAAAAACGCTTTTGGATCGACGATTTCGCCGTCCTTCATGGCGTCTGTTTTTATCTTTTGAATGGCGTCCGCAACATCCTTTGAGGAAGACGCAGCAACCTTACCGATCTCACGCATCTGCTTCGAAACGGTATCGAATTCAAAGAATGTTTTTTCTCCACTTCGCCCCAGCTGATACGACCCAAGAACCTTCTTGATTGTACCATCAACCTTGTCCATTTCCTTGACAAAGCTGCTTGTATTGAGCCGAATGTCTACGACGGCGACACTATTGGCCTTTTCAATTTCCTGCTTAATATCCTTTTGTATGCGTTCGCTCTCGCCGCCCCTAATGGCGAGACCAATTTCAATATTGTATCCGTTGGCATCTCCAACTGCCATTTACATCACCACCTTATCGACCCAGCTCTTTATCTAACAATACGCGCAACGCTCTGTCACCTTCGTTGCGCACCCATTTATTCGTCGTCCGAATCATGTGACTGCCCTTACGAGCAGGATAAATGTGTTTCCCAACAATAGTTCCGGACGTGTTTCTTGCATGAGGCGTAGATGCGCCGTGCCCCTCTTCCAAAAACTTCGCTATATCACGCCGAACATCTCGACCCTGCGAGTCCGCGTGGATTCCATACATCCACGTCTCTGTCCCGTGAGTCTCCCTACTGTATTTTGAAAACGTTCCACTCCCGACGTTCATTTTATCAGGATCAAAGAAAACGGTCGCACGAAACACACCTTTGTCCGGAGCATACTGCTTGTACGCAGACACAGAATTTAGGAACTGATATGTGCGTCGATAAATTCTTGGTTGATACGCATATACCGTATCTTCAGTTTCGCTTCGGAGCGTTTTTTGTACAACGTCCACATACTTGTCAAACGCAGCTTGTGCACGGCGCTGTACCTCGCGAATCAAGTCCTTCTCATTCCGAAATGTCACACATATCACCTCCTATCCGCAAACAATCACACATTAAACATATCGCCACGGAATACAATGCCCTCACAGGACACCACAATATCTATTCTACCTCTTCAATTTTAACATCAGGAGCTGCGCCGTATTTGCCAACGAGATATCCCTTGCGGATATTTTCAGTCGTGCGAGTGGAAAACTCGCTGATCGGATACAGCTCAGAAGCGCCATCTTTGTCACGCTTATCAACAAAATACAATTGATCCTTTCGCAGCAACTCCAAACTCATTAGCTCCGTATTATGCGTCGTAAAAACAATCTGTGCGCCTTTTGGGTTTGTGATCTTGCTCTGAAACTTTGCAACGATATAGTCAACCAACATAGGATGAAGTTCACGCTCCAACTCATCCACCAGCAAAATGCCGCCGGTACGCAACGCGGACTCGATTGCAGGAGCCAGTCCCATCAGTTTGCGCGTCCCATCAGACTCGTCGGAGAGCTCCAGCGAATACGTCGTCCTCCGGCCATCGCTGGCTTCTCCTTGGTGACTGGCCTTCGCAGAAACCTCACCCATTTTCAGACGCACCTCTCCATTGTTGGAGGTCTCAGCGAGAGTGTGCATAAACTGTACAAGCGCAGCCCTGATTTCCTCCGGGATGTTATCCGGCAGACTTTCGTCACCACGAATCTCATTACTATTGAACTCAAACTGCACATCCAAAATATCAAGATCTGCTGCTTTTGCGTAGTCCGAGATTGCTTTCAACATATTCTTATCTTCTGAATACTCGATCAACTGCCGGGGAATGTCAGAATAATCCCGCGAGAAAAACACTTGCCCACGGAACCACCGCATCGCAGCAACACAAGCCGCATCGTTCATGGTACACGCCACCGAGAAAAACAATTGATTTTCAGCGACCATTTCGCCAATCAACGCTCTCTTTGATTTTTCTTCAGTAAAAGAAAAAGTCTGCTCGACGCGGTTGAAAACCAATGCTTTTTGACCCTTTGGAGCATGGAAAAGATATTCCGAGTAAATCTTCTCGCGTGTTGCGGCAAAGCCGTACCAATACTTCACACCGCCCGAAACGTACTCGAATTCAAACTCGGTAGGTTCATCCTTGGAATAGTCGTTCAGTGCAAATGGATTTACAGGAATCACGGCACGTTCGTGCTGCGTTCTCTGTGCATTTCGAATAAACTGCACAGCCAGCCAAAAGGCGCGAATCACATTGCTTTTTCCTCCGCCATTTTTGCCGTAAATCGCAATGGCTGGAAGCAGCTTTACTGTAGATGACAGTGGAATCAGACAGCTTTTAAGAGAGCCAAGTCCGGTTGCCTCCATGGAAAGCACAGCTTCATCCCTGAAAGAACGATAATTTTTGAAGCGGAATTCAATCAGCATCAAGATCACCTCCACGCATTTCATCTATAGTATACCACAAGTCCATCGGAAATGCAACTCGTAAAATCAAAATATTTGATTTTTATCGTTTGATTCAATCAAATAACCGCCGCCGAACCGAAGTATCGTTCAGTGCACACCATACGGACACTGACACATCAAATCCGGACAATCCAATGTGTCATCAAACACACAATAGAACACCACAACATACGGCTTGCTTCTTTTAGTGTGAAATTATAATCTTAAATTTTTGACCTGGGTTTGTCTTTCAAATCTACAGCTTCGTCCTGAAAGCATAGTCCGAAATTGGTGTGACGTTCAAGTGAGCGAAATCCTTCGCGAATATATTGCCATGACTGAAGATAGCCTCCGACAACCGAAAAGTCCGATTCGCTGATGAACTTCACAAAACCGGGAATATCGTCTTTGTACTTTTTGGCAAACGCAAAAGCGTCGGCTTCTTTTTCATCGTCGGTGCTGTTCAGCTTTCCGTAAAGCGCGTGATCCAGATTGCAGGACATATAGTAAATCTGATAGGGAACGCCCCAAATCCGAGACGCAGAGGACAGTCGATTCAAACACTCCCGCTTTCGTTGATTGCGATTTTCAATCCCGCTTTTTCTATGCGTCCGGATTTCCGTTACAGAGTAGAGGGGCTTAATCGCCGCATTATCTTCCACAACAGCATCATCAGGAATAAAAGCTCCATCCATATCTGTTATGTGAATGATTCTACTGAAATCTCCGGACTTAAATTTTCGCTCCGCATATTTCTTGACAACATCACAGATCCTCGCAACGACATTACCTACATTTACATTCAACTCGGTCGTAATGTCGCAGCGCATAACCTGAACATAAACCTCTTTGCTGTCATAAATGCGATTTAAGAGAACGCCGAGCGCTTCTTCATCGGAAGGCCCTTCAACGATAACGAAAACAATCTTTTTACGTGGCATCCGGATTTCCTGCCTCTCTGAACGCCATCGCAATTTCACTGTTGTTCGTCGGCTCGTACACAGGCTCACTCTGTTCTCCGAGTACGATGTCACGGTAATAGAAGTCGCGAAGGTTATTGGTTGCTTTTACGTTGCTCATACGAATATAACGGTTCTGCGGATTGGTTGTTGTAAACGCAATAAAGGACTTGTCGAGCGTTTCCAACGGTCGGAGATTGTGGGAAGTAAAAATAAGTTGCCCCTTTCCCTTTTCCGCGATGATACGCAGAACCTCTCCAAGCAGATACTCAAACACGCCGGAATCCAGCTCGTCAATCGCAACAGTCATGGATGGCTTGTTATATATTACAATCAACAACTGCAAGATGGAAATCAGCTTTTTAATACCCTCAGATTCGTATTGCAGAGGGATCTCTCTGCTGTTCTTGTTGGACATGAGCTGAATGCGGCAGCCGGGAGCACCGTTTGAGAAAAGCTGAGAACCCATGTCCTTCACGCTGATCGTTAAACCGGGAACGATCTGGTTCAAAACCACATTCATACAGTCAATGACCTTGTGAACGACATTCAGTGCATCCTCAGGGATTAAAGACGGCTCATTCAGCTCAATCAGAATATTGCCGATAGATGCCTTTCCGTTCTCGGCATAATTAAATGCAAGCGGAAGCGCATTCATGCTGATAAGACCAGAATTGGTTGTATTGATAACGAACAGTTGGAAATTCCCAAAGAACACAAGGCTTTCTATAAGGAATCGATGGTAGTCGTCCTTGCAGTTTTTTCGAGTCGCATTCAACAGTTCCCTTGAGAAGACAAAGGAACGGGATGTTGCCGATGCAAGCTGTTTTGCCACTAAGAGACCGGTTAAACTCTCCTTATCTTTGCCGACAATCGAACGACACTTGGTAGCTGGGACAAAAACAACACCCTCAGCTGTCCTTGTGTCGATCACAGGAGAAAGGCGAACCTTTTTATCTCCGCATTCATAGGAGTATGAAAGCACCTCATTGAACAGTACGGCTTTATAGTGCTCGTCAACCGATAGCTGCTCTGCGTTATGCTCGGTATTATCAATGTCCCGGCGAAGGCTTACCTCGTAGAAAACGGAATAGACGCAGCCCACTTTCTGATTACTGACCTTAAATCCGTATTTGAGCGTTGCACATTCACTGTCAACATTAATATAATCGGCAAAATAAGCCGGAATTGCTCTGCCTGAAAGCGCAAGACGAAGCAGCTCCAAAGCATCAATTAGAGCTGTTTTGCCGGAGCCGTTTTGTCCATATAATCCGAGGATGCTTGCCTTGCCACCTTTTTTTGATTCTTCAAAGTCAAGATGCCCGTAAACGACATTCTTGAAATTTTTCACCTCGATGCTATCAATTCTTACCGTAGTATTGACCATAGTGCGCTCTCCTTTCCACACCGCAATAGTGCACACACAATGGGACAGTATTATTATATCCCATACCTGCCGAAAAGTCAACACCGATTTGGAAATCGGAATAAAAAATACCGAACATGGATTTTGAGTGCTGTTTTCGACTGGTTGTTGTTCTGCTTGGTTGCATTCGCGTTTTATTTCGGTGCATTTCAAGGCCCCTAATCAAAATAAGGTGCTTCCAAGTCTTCCGTATGATGTCGAAGCCGCAATGAGAAAACGGCCAATCATCATCAAATACCTACGCGAGGGGGTCGAAACCAATTACTTGCTCAGACAATGCGCGGATGTTATCTGCGACCTCTTTTATATCAACGTCTTTCATCTGGTCTGTCAGCCTCGAAAACACAGATGTAATCTCTTCAATCCGTGCGGCAACACGTGCCACTTCAGCCTTTGCCTCAGAACGCCACTCGTCCAGACGGTGCTCAATCGCACGGGCAATCGAAAAATCCAAAGAACTCCTCTGGTTCTCGTTGATATAGTCGTAAAGCGCAATCTTCCAGTCCCAGATCAAAAACATCTGATACAGCTCTTCATCGTCCGTGCCAGCCACATCATACGTCGTGAAGTGCGCCACATACGCCTTCCATATAATAAAATCCTCTTCCGCAGCGTGATACGTCAACGAAAGTGAGTCGTCCACTTCGCAAACCGCGTCAACGACTTCGTTCACCATATCGGCCGCTTCCGCTAAGGGAATCGTATACTTTACCGTTACCTTCGTGCCACCCCACACGCTATCTGATACAAGACCGGACTTATCATTCATATCCTTACCCTCCATTTCCTTTCCTCCAAACCGTTTATTTCGCTTTCTTACGAAGCGCCTTTTTACTACCACGCTGAATGTATGACAGCGACGTCCCTACTGGTTTTTCACAACTCACTTCTTCCTCGTCACCAACTGTTGCAACCTCGTTGTCAACAGCGGCAGAGTCAACCGTCTCTTCTGCTTTACTGCGCTGCGGCTTTTTCAGCACGATCTCCCCAGAAGTCAGTTTGCGGAGATAAGCGACACCTATGCAGATCGCCTCTGCTTCGTCAGCGCCAACCTTCATGCCAAACTCATTAAAAACATAGTTGATTGCCTGAGCTTTCAAGTCTGTTTCTGTGTGATTACGCCCTTGATCAAAGGCCATTGCTCTTCGCCATTCTGACGGAGCAATTACATCTGTTGGCTTGCTGCTGATACCGGCGGCCAGCAACACCGCTCCTTGCAGCTGAGCCAGAACCATTGCTGTCCGCACATTTCTGCGAACCTGAACGCCCTCATAAACAACAATGCTGGGGCGATACATCCGCAACATCCAAATCAGCTTTTTGCCGACATACTGAATGCGCCGCTCGACCCCACCTTTTATTTTCGTCGCATCAAGAACGCCGGAGCAAACAAGTTCGTCTCCGGATATGTATGCCCAGCCAGTCCTTGTCGTAGACTGGTCAAGCGCAAAAATCGTCGTCTTACTGCGATCCTGTTCTGTTAAATACACGGTTTCTCCTCTTCTTCACTTTGAATCCACTCAGAATCCTTTCCTAATATGGCTCTTCCAACTTTGTGGTTGTTTTATGTATCAACCACAAAATTGGAGGCCTGAATTATTAGTTAGAATATTGCACTTTCGTGCTCCGTGTTTTTCTCCATATTCGTCGATATAGTAATCGACAAATCCGTCGTGTCTGCCATCCGACGAGGTAAGCACGAACACGTTCCCGTTATGCAGGACGAGGCTTCCCGGCATTGGGCGTCCCATATCCTTATACTGTGGAAAGTGCGGTCTTACTGTGAGCTGAGACACCTCTGATTCAGAGTGGCTTACTCGGTACTCACGCAAACTGTCTGTCTTTTGCTCTATCGCCTTATTCCGGTTGGAAGCAACCACTTTACCGCTGGCATCGATGTATTTCCGCTCGATGTTGGCCTTATGGCATGCCTGTCGGTCATGCCGCCGGAATTGCCGGATATCGTGCGGAGCCGCCTTTGGAATTGCAACCCGGCTTGTATCGGTAAGCACCGAACAAGCGATACAATAGGCGTCCAGATAGTGGTCTTTGGGGATATCGTGGACCTCACGGAAGTGGTAGGTGTCCTGCCCCGTAGTCACGAAGGCGTGCTGAGGGAACAATTCGGCGAGCTGTTCTGTCAGCGACGGGATTATTTGATTCAGCACGCTGAGTGCGTGGAACTTCTTATTTATCCCCGCTTTCTTACTGGCGAGCTTGTTCTCCCATGATGTTTCCGTGTGAACGAGCCGATGGTGTTCCTCGCATAAGCCAACCCGGTTCTCTAAGGTTTCGCTACCGTTCTTCCTTCTTGGGATTACGTGGTGATAGTGGTCGATACCATTTTTACAGAACAAGCAATGCCCGCCCTGTGCGGCATAGACCGCTTCTTCTACGCTTCCCTGTCCGAATAACGGGCCTCTCTGATACTGCCACCGCTGGATGTGCGGGTTGTCCATCGCCATGAAGGCGAATCGATTGACCTCCAACACAACATCCGTAATAGGCAGAAACTTTTTGAGTTTCTGTACCAGATTGATGTGTGTCAGCAACAAGTGATTCGCTGTCGGTGTGAGCCATCCGGCAGGTCTTTTCCGGTTGTTAAACCGTGCTTCCTTATTACGGATACCCTTATAGGTGATAGGCTCTTCGCAACCGGGCAGCAGGCGCTGAAACTCTCCCGTTGGGAAAATAGTTCCAGCATCCTTCGCCCTACGCTGCCGCTTGCAGCGGCGCTTCAGGCGCCGGTGCGCCATACGGAATTGCTTCCTCGCCTTCATCAGCTTGGGCACATCCTTGTTCCGAGTGGTGAGTTGTGCGGTAAAGACGCACTCCCCATCCTCGCGGATGACAGCAGTACCAATGTTCGTTCTGCCCGGGTCAATGCCCAGATACAGAGGCTGTGTCTCTTCCTCAGACTGATAGGTAAGCTGAATGGTGAATGGTATTCTTTCTACGACCCGTGCCTTTCCTTCTTTTAGAAGGATACGGACATGGCCGCAGCGGGTCGTAGGCATCAGCGGCTTGCCGCTGGCACTTAACACATAAACTACGGCCATTGTCCGTTCCTCCTTCGATAAGACTCTCTTCATTTACTAAAGAGGTAATTGTTTCCCTTGGCTTTTCCGATGAATTTCTCCATCAACTGGCATCCGCTATGCAGTGCCCGGAACTGGGAAAATCCCGGGGTGCTTCCTGTCTTTCGACCTTACGGATGTCTCTGCCTGTGCTCTTTCAACTTTTGGGCACAACCATTAAGTTGGAAGAGCCCCTAATATTTTTTCTAACGTGCGTCGTGCACCAATCGTAAACGGCTTCATTTCCGGCGACAGCACACGAGCCAACATCTCTCTGGCCTCATCAACAGAGACGTGACCATAATCAAAATCGTTCAAAACACAAAACACTTGAAAACACGCCGCTGTATCGCAGTTCGCTCTCCACGCAAGCGTTCCGTGACTTTGAAGCTCATTACACGTCCGACAAAGCGGATATGTTTTTCCACACACCAAACAACGGTGCACCGGCCTACTTTCCTGTTTCATATTTTCCTCAATAGGGGAGCGCCGATTTTCGGCGCTCCCCACAATTGCAAGACTTCTTATGCGATCAGTCCATTTCCGGAATGGCGATGTAGAACAGCTTCTTCTTCCGGTCGCAGTACTGCTGCATAGCTTCAATCGCAAACGGATGTTTGCCGTCAACCTTGAAGGACAGGTCAAAGTCAGATTTCAGTTTCGCCTGAGGCAGGACGACATACGCGAAGTATTTCTTAGATGCGTTGCAAACGTCGCAGCCAATAACTTCCATAACAAACTTGCCAGCCTTAGCAAATTCGGTGGCGTTGTTCTCGACAATGACACCGCCATTGCCTTCGGAGCCGTCAGCTTCATAGCTGTACGAAACAAAGATTTCGTCGCCAGCTTCAAGGCTCGTCGGGAAAGTCAGGGTCGTACCGGAGAACGTAAACTGTTTGGTCGCGTCGTCCGAGCCGTACTCAAACTTTTCAATAAACGTCGAGTCGCCCTTCAGCTTATAGATAAACGGAATGCCGGCTGCGCCTGTGCCAATCGGCGTTTTCTTCAGCGTGACGGTCGTGCCGTCGGCGGGGATTTCGATCTCTTCGAACATCTCCATCGTCAGCTTCTTATCAGTAGCAGCAATCTGTTTTTCCGTACCAGACTGAGCAGCAAGCAAGCTCAGGTCGAACAGAGAGTTCGAGCCAGAGAACTCACAGGCCTTGCTGCGGTCAAACTGCATAATCGTAGAGCCAAGTGCGTCAACAGCTTCGCCGGTTTCAGACGTCATTTTCAGAGACGGATCTTCAACCTGCGTCAAGCTCCAAAGCGCTTCGCCATTGTCCGTGGAAAACATGACACCCCGTCTCACACGGTCAATGACGAAGTTGTTAATGTCAAACTTCGGCATAAATTCCCTCCTAACTAAAAAGCGCCCTACAAGAGCAGAACGCTACTTTTTATATAGATCTCGAAATGCATCGAGTTTTTTGGTATCAAAAGATTTCGTATCCAGATTCCCGCTGTAATACGCAGAAGTCAGCGATTTTACGCCCTCAATGGTCTGCGTCCTGTACACAACATCCATAAATTCAAACGCACCCATCTTCAGAATTTCTTCCTTCGAGCACCTCATATACACACGCACCGACGAAATTAACGGGAACAAAACGTCCTCGCGAGGTTTTCCATTCGCTCGTTCTTTATTGTCCCGATCTTCCTCTATCAGAATTTTCTTCGTGTATGAGTTGCCAGCCAGCTCCGGCGTTTTCTTGATGCCGTGCAGCATACAGACAAACTGCGAAATAATCATATGGATGTGCATGTCTATCACAATGTCATCGTCAGGATCATACATGTACAGCCCCACATCCCCGCTGCGCATTTCAAACTTCGAAAAGTTAATGCCCGGCAGAAAAATCTCGCTGTCTTCCGGTGCAAGTCCAAGCGTCATTAACTGAAAAAATTCAAAGTCGGAAATTTCTTCGTAGTCCACGCCAAGGTCAAACAGCGCCGCCTTTGCATCAGATGGAATCGACGTCAGACAATGAACCGTTGAAAAATAACGCTCTTCACCAACGCGCACAATATCGCCAATCGTTGGTTGTCGCAGCTCGATCTTGTCGTTGATTCGGTAGCCGTTGCCAAAATACAGGGCTGTTCGATCAAAACCTGAAAACACCTACAAGACCCCTCTGCTGGCGTATATCACTTCTACGCCGACATAGTCGCCGATCTCATCAACCGTGATATCCCCGGAACGTTGAAATTCCAATCTGTTATACCACGTCTTGAAACGACTATCCTGCATCAAAGCATTCAAGCGACTCAGCATGAAATCGTAGCGGAGCACACCGTAATCCGTCCGCACAAGATCCTTGTGGCAGAACAGATAAAATACAACTGCGCCGGTTTTCCAGACGTTTGGCTTTTCAGACTTCTCAAACTCAAAAGACATCGTGATGTACGCTCTCTGGCTTTCCTGCGTATCAAGAACATAACGGAACGGAAAGACGTGATGCCACAACAGTTGGTCTTGGTAGTTCTCCGGCAGCTCGTAGTCCTTGAAACTGCGATCCTGACTCAGCAAACACTGCGCCAGTTCGCGGTCACTGCAAATACGCCGCGCAAACTCCAGCTTATTCTCCGCCAGACTGACAAAGTTGTCTGTGCCAAGCTTAAACGTTTCGCTCACAGGAGCCCCACCACCTTTACCATTTTTTCTTGGAACCGCGTCTCGTCGGCGGCGTCCGTAGCACGAATGACAATTTTTGAACCGACGGCGCGAACCGTCTGCTCAACTTGAATTGTCAACTTCCCATCGACCACGCTGGTTGACGCGCCACAAACACGCGGCGCATCTACATACCAAAGAATTTCACCAGCTCCTGTCGCAACATACTCAGCAGAACCACCAGATGAAATTCTGTCGCTTCCGACAATCTGAATTTCCGTGTCGTCATTTGGCGCGGGCGAGGCGATATAATCCGCAATCATCAGCTCAGCATTATCTGCGACTTTATTGACCGGCGTCTGCTCAATGTTCCATGTGATGAAACCGCGACCAAGGTCAGCAAACACGTCCGTAACCTGATCGACCGACGTGCAGATATATGCTTTCGGTTCCCCAGCAATCTCTTCCATCAGAAAGCGCTTATCAATGTTGACCAGAACACTCTCTTTGTCATAAGGAAGCTTCACCTTAAACTCACGGCTTGACGAGTCAATGTACTTGGTATTCGTCAGGTTGGAGTAATACGGTTTCGTCATAACGCACCAGCGCGTTACAATTTGCAGCGTCTCAGGGTTCTGCCAACGAATCTGCCGGTTACATTGCTCGATTGTGCCGCGAAGCGTAATCCCATCGGTGACATCTATTTCAGTCACCAGCCAGTGCACCTTGCCAATCTGCACGACATCCCCAAGCGAAACGTCAGCATTATACACCGCGTCAAAGTTCTTGGTTGACAGGTCTTTTGTAGCGTGCAACATCAGATCGACTTCTTTGCCGTTGACCACTGCTCGGCGAGACGCTGGATGATCCTGTTCTTCTGCCGCAAAGTCATCACGGGCTTGATTCAAGTCACGTTCGCGCTGCGTCGAGCCATGCACACTAAGCAGCTCATGGTACGTTTTCCACGACGGCATATCACTCACCCCCGGAGAGGCGCTTGAGAATATTCACCGCCTTTAGAACTTCGCGCCGGCAAACCGTTAAAGACATATCATCCAGATAGGCATTAAAGTAGTTGATCGTATTGACGACGGCGACAAACTTGTCTGAATCAACAAGCTCCGGAAACGTGTAAAACGCACCGCGCAGCTCAATCAGCAAGCTGTCAATATAGCCCTTCAAGAAAACCTCTTTCCCGCAACGAGCATCCTCAAATAAGGGCAGGATTTTGAATACCTTACCGACGAGAGAGGCTAAAAAGAGCTGCGTCGTCATATTTTCCCCACCTTCATCTCCACGATGTTGCCGTGCTCATACGTGTACTGCACAATGCTGTTGTGAAATTCCTTTTTGGCGTTTTCACGGAGCGTCGTCATTTCCTTCAACAGATAGGCAGGGGAGTAATACTGGATATCTTTCGACGAAATCTTGTTGCGCAAATGTTTTGAGCTAAGAACCTGAGAACTCAGCCAGTAGTAGGAAAGGCCGCACGCCAAAATCTGAATTTCATCAGACTCAAGCTCGGCACGATATTCCGCCGCTGGCTGATCATGTTTCAAGCTCGTGAGACAGTACGGGGCAAAATCACGCTCGGCAGAGCAAAGATACCCGTACATGGTCTCCTGTTTTGCAAAATCGGAAAGTTTCAGAAAGTCTTCGTCCCGAAACCGAGACAAAGCAGCCTCGTAGACCTCCGAAAAAGGGGTTCCCAAATTACAAACACCCCCTTAGTTATCAAGCTCATAACCAAGCAAATCAGACAGTGCCTTAATCTTCTGCTTCGAATCAAGTTTTCCAGCCCCGATCAGAGCATTTGCACGACGGGCAAGGCTTTCCACCGCTTCCTGCGGCAGCGCACTAACAACGCGCTGAATCTCATCAACAGATTTCTCAAGAAGCTCATCAAAGTCCGTCTGGATCATATCCGCCCCGTACCGATGCAGTTGCAGATAATCGCTGACACTTTCGGCATTGTCGCCGACAAGAGAAATCCACCCATTGCGGAAGAATGCCGGACTCTCATTGCGAATTGCCAGCACATCTCGCACGGACATCGGACTCACCATCCCGTATTCAGCCCAGCTCTGTTCCTGCCCGGAACGCGCACGGAAATAAAGCGTCCCCGCGTAATTGCTGCGCACATCGACAAGCTCGTCCAAATCAACTTTCGGAAGAACCTTCTTTGCCGCAGTTTTTTTCTCGTGCGTCGAATCCTGTGCCTCATCCATAGCCGGGATTGCACAAGAGGCGCAGACTTCATCTACGCCTTCCTGTGCAAACACCTGTTCCACTGTCTTTTTCTTAGCAGTAGCCATACCTCTTATCTCCTTTTATTCTAAATATCGAATTACGCGAAGGTGCACATACCGAACTTCTGGTTGACAACCATACCGATACCATATTTCAGAAGCATCGTATACTCAATCGTCATATCGGCATTGCCTTCCGTCTTTTCCAGAATCCAAGCGTCGCCTTCGGTGACATACTTGATCGGACGTTCATCGCTGGCGAAAATCCAGATTTTGTTGTCCGGGAAGACAAATTCGTTGGTATTGCCCTTGTGCTGATTCGGAATATAAACCATGTCAACACCGGCGAGTTTACCATAATAACCGCCGTTGTAATAAGCGCTCTTGGCTTCGTCGGCAATCACGGCAGAAGTGCATTTGCGCAGTGCCGGGCGCGTACCAAAGATAACCGGGGCTTTATCGGTATCGGCCTCGACGTGGTCGCAAACCTTGAGAACTTCCTCTTCGGCGTATGTACCGGCATAAACATACTCAGAGCTCAGACCCTGCGTATCAGCGGAAATACCAGACAGAACGGTATAAATATCCTCGAAGCGTTTGTTGCGATAAGACTTCGCAACGCGAGAAACGAGTTCCGGCCAATCAATACGACCAGCGCGGAAACGATCAAACTCCTCGTAAATACGAATGCCGTGATTGGTCGTCGGAATCGTAACCTTACGGGATTCGCCGATTCTCTGACGGCGCGGCGTAGCAATGCCGTTCGCCATTTCGGAAACGACAAACAGCGATTTGCTCGGAACGACAAATTCAGTTTTATCGCCTTCTGCAACGTTGCGTTCTTCAACCATGCGTCTGAAAAATTCGTCATTCAGGTCGTTTTCGTGAATGATAACCGGAATCAGCTCTTCGATCAGTTCAAAATATTCCGGTTTGTGACGGCGGAAGCTCTTCGCAGAAATGGATTCGCCACCGGCAAGGTCATTCAGCGCCTGACGCAAAACGCCGGAAGCTTCAGAGACCGTATGATCCTTGACGCTATTGCGAGCAAGGTCAAACGCAAGCGTTCTAATTTCATTGTTTCCCATATATCTCACCCCTTCCTTCCAGCTTACTTAACCTCGAAGGCGTAGTAGGTCTTCGAGTCAACAGTTTCGATATCGACAATTTCGCCGATCTTGGTGCAGCCGGAAGTTGCAGTTGCAACAATTGCCAGCTTCGTGCCGCCGGCCGCAGCCAGTTCGACCACATAACCCTTAGCAACCGTAACGCCTTCGGCAATCGCAAAGCCGTCAGCCGTAACAGACGCAATGTCGCCCTTGTGGAATCTGTAGCCACGGGCGCGTTCGCCTGCTTCATTCGTGAATTCGTCGAGATTCTGTTTGCGTTCATCGTACATCAGTTCCGGAGACGCAATCAGAACAAGATTTTCAACGCCGTCGCCTTTGACCGGAGCTTCAGCCTTATAGGTCTCACGGTCAATCATTTCGCCCAGCTTAACAACAGAACCGTTTTCGATTTCGGCGGGTTTGTCGTCGCTGTAAAACATAACACTGCGGAGCTGAGAACCGTCCACAGTACCCGACATAAGGTCGGTTCTGACAATCGGATGTGCCATTTCAATTCCCTCCAAACTTTACTTCGAATATTTCTCGAACAGGTCGCCATACTTGCCTGTGCGTTCACGCGACTGTTCCTGCGGCAAGGGCTGGCGCAAAGAATTGGGTTCTTTCACCTCAAAATTTTCGCGCTCAAATGCCTTTTTGCCTTTCAGCGCATAGCACTGAAGTTCAATTTCTTCCGGCGTCATACCATACGCCTTGGCTTTCAGCTCTTCAAATTCCTGTGCTCCATTCAGCACAGAAAATTTGGCAAGCGCCGCGTCAATCGCAGCTTTAAGGTCTTCCGTTTCTCGCTGAGCCTTATACGCCTTCAGCGATTTCAGAAGCTCCTCCTGTTCTCTTCGCGCAGCCAACTTTTCCTCCGTCATGACCTCAAGGAAAACTTTTTCCGCCGCTGAGAAGTCAATCTGAATTTCGCCGTTCTCGTCCTTGGCATATGGAATCGTATAGAATTCTTTGCTCCACGTCTCATTATCAAAACTGTAAGACACCGCGATGATTCGGTCGGAGTCATAATCCGCCACCCACATCGATTTGTGTTCGCAAGAAATCGCAGATTCCATATTGGACAGATCAGCCATCCACGCCGGAGTCATGTCCGGCTCAACCGTAGGTTCAGACGCCGCCGGTTCAATCGGCTCGGCAGCCGGATCTTCACACGCACAGCAATACTGTTCCGGCAGTTTCAGATCAAACGTCTTCAACTCAGCAACCATCGCGGAATATTGCTCACCGCGCAGTCCAGCCATTTCCGGCTCAACCGTAATGTTTGCGCCCTCAAAACACGGCTCATGTTCACTGCCGAGAATGCAGAACGCCGCAAAACGCATCTTGTCAACGACAAACGCGCCATCGTCGCCGTCATGAGCCTCAAGAACATCGATCTCCATCGACTGCGACACCGATCCCAGCTCAATCAGTCGGTCATAACCCTCCTGACGCTTCCACAAAATCACAGAAGCAGTCAAATACTCGTGCGCTTCACCGCTCTTATCGACAACCGTCTCAAAGCCACATTTTGCATTTTCCGGAACGACGCCAAACGGAACCGTGCTGTTGACAAATTTGATGTAATCGTCCTGCGCCACAACTTCGATATCATGTCCACCAAAGTCATTGGCCTCGCGATCATAACGCGCCACAACGGGGCAGTATGCCATCGTCGGAAGCGCGTCAATAAACGTGCTTTTCGGAATCTCGGAACCGTTGTGATTCTTCCCAACGTAAGCCACCCTCATCTTTGCAACAGCAAACGTTTCGTTCAGCTCGTAAGCATCCGTAAAACCCGCGGCAAATTGCATAGAAATTCGCTTTTCCGTCACCTTCCACCTGCCTTCTTTTTAGGATTGAAGACTAACGTACACACATTGGAAAGCAGACACTTTCCACGGTACGGTTCTTCCATTAAGTTAATCGTGCGCCCCCGCGTGCTCAACGTCCACACGGTCTGGCCGCACAAATCCTTTCGCTCCGCAACGACTTTACAGCCGTTCTCCAACAGAGCGTCCTTTGAGATGCTATCGATCGTATAGACATACGGCCCAACCTGCACCTACCTCGCCTCCATTTCTATCCTTTATCTCGCGTCTTCTCACCTTCATCCGACAACTGATCGTCGGACAGGCGCGGACGCCCAACCTCGCCAGACGATTCCGCCGACTGCGTATATGAGCTCGTCAACGGCTTAAAGATGTCTGTCAACTTCAGCACGTCATTTTCCAAGAACGCCATCGAAGAAACATCCACAGACTCGACACCAACCAGCGAGTTATACGCCATCTTCACCGGCAGCCCAAGCGAACCGGATTCTTTCAGATACTTCGTCCACGACTCAAAGTTGAAGACCGTGACCGGGTAAATCGTAATCTTAAAGCGCGGTTTGCCGCCGACGTAGCCAATATGCCGATTCAGGACGCGCTCACACTGCGACATCACAGAAAACACAATCTCCTCGCTCGACCGAATCGACAACGACAAAGCCGACGAACTCGTGTTGGACGCATCCCCAAACAGAAGGGGAGACGTGCCACTGGCATACCAAAAATGGCGCGTCGCCGACTCGATTTCGTCGGTATCACGCGCCAAACCAGATTTCTCAAAATTGATTGCGTCGAGCTTTGTTGGGCTGATCGCAGCCCCAACCTGCGGCGGCAGTGCATTGCACAACGTCTCATAGAACTCCACCAGTCTCGGAAACTCCATCGTCAGGCGACCTTCCTTGTCGGTCGGAGCCGTCATGGAAACCATCTTATAATTGGCAATCTCATCTGCCGTCTTCGCAAGCTCTTTATACGCCTCCAGATCATAGATAGACGGAAGCACACTCGCAAAAGGCGGGACGCAGTACGACAGCCCTTCGTTTGCCTTAATGCAAAAACTTATTTTTTCTGAAACTTCCTGCCATTTGTTGCCAGTTGTCCGGTACGCATTCCACATTTTCGTGAACTCTTTCGGATACATGTTGAGTTCATCTTCTTTAATCTTGGACATGTCCACTGCGTACAAATATGTGCCATCCACAACCGTGGACAACTTACAATAGTCCGGATTTATCTTCTGCAAAAACCACGTCGAATCGTTCGACCAGACACAACCGTAAAAAACGCCTTCGCAGAATACCGTCGGCATAATTTTCCGCATCTCGTGCCGCAGGTTGATTTTTTCCACAAACGCCGCCGTCTTATAAAATTGCTGGCGGACGTTTTTACCGTCGTCAGATTCCGGATCATACACCTTCGGCGTAATCGAATAAACCCACATCGGCATTAGCGCATAAAACATAATCAAGCGCCAATACTGGTTGCTGCCAGTAAACATCTGTATTGATGCCTTACGCAGCCGCTGCTGCGCATTTTGAGACGTCGGGCTCTTCAGCAAACTCAGCACGTCGCTCTTCGAGAACGTTGAAAAGCTTACCGTGTTAGAGTCCGTCGTCTTCTCAAGATTTGACACGACCTGCCGCATAGCTGCGGCAAAACGCGCAAAGGTCTGATTCTGACCGTCAGACACAATGTCTTTTTCTTTCACTTTCACCACCTCCCAGCACGAGAATACATTTGCGGTTTCCGAACTTCAAAGTGAACCTCTCGACCTGTTCGGTCTTTCCCCGGTTCACGCTCACGTTCAATTTGGGTCGAAACCCAGTTTGCATACGCCACCGCCGAATACCGGTCTTTCCGTGCGCCGCTCGGCTCAGACACACGAACGTGTCCACTCTGAACCGTATACGACAAGTTGACCGCCTCGTTGACAAGCGACGAGGTCTGATAATACGGAGCCTGAAACAGAATCTGGTTTTCTGGCGACAGACGCAAAAACGCTTCATTGTTCGACCAAAACTCATTGCCCTCCGACTCGTTGACAAGCAGCCTCAGCCGTCCACTGCGCAGCACATCGCGCAACAACACCGCACAGTCAGAGTTAAACTGGAGCGATGCCTTAATAGCGTAAATCTTTTTTGGCGCCTCAATATCGTTGCACCGCGCTGCCATTCCGGCGTCATTGATGCACGACCACGCCGGATACACAACGCCGCGCTCTTCATCCGTCAGGTCTCGCACAAGCGCGTCATACACGCCAATACCAACACCGGCGGCGTCCACCACAACGTAATCGCAGTCAAAGTCATCGCACAACTGACGGATTTTCACCGCCTGATCGTGTGTGTGACCACCATTCATCGTTTCCATGTAAATTAACGTGCGCTGATAAAACCGCCCCTTTGGTGTCAGGGACATTATCACAAAGCAGGAGTTGTCGTTCTTGCTGCCGCCTTGTGTTGCGATATCGTTTGCGCAAATCCGTATCTCGTCTCGCGCTTTTGGCCGCGGCTTGAATTTGGAATCGCCAATGATTGAATAGAACCCCGGTGGATACACCGGAACGGGAAGCGTTCGATTCGCGTCAAAATCGTCGAATGCAAAAAACGCATCTTCCGCCTCTCCCCAGAAGAGGGAGTCCATTTCCATTGACCATTTCAACGAGTCAAAGTCGGATTCAGACATATCGTCAATGACCTGTTGCAAGGGATAATAACCATCCCGCACCGCCATCTGATACGGGAAGCCAACAACAAAATACCGCGTCCCGGTCATCATGCCCTTGACATACGACTTGAACTTGTCCCATGCATAGTGATGCTTGAAGCTCGCCGAGCTGATATACGTCTCCTTGTTTTCTTCCTTCGGCACGTCCTTGTACGCCGGATTATCATAAAACCCCGGACGCCGCTGACCTGCCTTAAACCGGCGCAAAACAGAGTCCAGCACAGACTTCTTGACCTGCACAAACTCATCAACAATCAACCAGTGCGTTCGAGCAGAGCGTGACGAATCTCTGGCCGTGACAACGCGGACAATAGACCCGTTCTTCCATTTAATATACGCCTCGTTTCCGGCAACCTTAAACTCCGCAATCTCATTCTGCAAGTTTGGCGAATTCGGCATAAACTGCTCGATAATCTTCAACAGGACGTTCGTACTCTGCCGCCGCACACCAGCCGCAATCGTTATTTCCTTCCCCGGATACAACGTAGCTACAACACAAATGCAAGCCGCAAGGATCTGCGACTTGCCCCAGCCACGAGACGCTATAATCATCGCATACGGAAACCGAATGACGATGTTCATAATGATTTTCTGTGTCGTCGTCAGCCAAGTCATGCCAAAGTACTGTGTCGCCAACCGATGCGGCAGCAGCCGAAACCACGCCGTCCAAACGCCAACCCCGTCAAGAATCCGTCCGATCTTGTTCTTCTTCGGCTTCTGGCCCAATGATGTCACCTCCGGTCAGTTTTACGCCGCCGGCGGCAAAGCCATCTTCAAGCAGTCTATCAAACACGTCCTCAGAATCCGTATCTTCCGGCATATCAGGCGGACTATACTTCCGCAGCTCTTCCTCGTACATTCTGGCGTACCTATTTTTCCAGCCGATCATATGACACAAGTGCCCAATAAAAAACACCAGCACAATCTTCATAATGCCGTCCACATCGCCCCACTCAGGATCTGGCTCCGGTATGGGGCGCTCTTGCTCAAACCGCTTAATCCACACGCCCATGGGTTCCTCAGCCGTTCGAGCCGCAGCAGCGGACTCCTTCTTCGGCGACATGTCCGCCCGGTCAAGCGTCTTTTGATACAAGTCGGCGAATGATGAAAAAGAATCCTGATCGCCGGTACGCATCGCCATATCTTTCAATAATTGTATTTTACAGAGATCCCGAACATAGGACTGCCGCGCCAGCGTGTCGAGGTCATATTTTGCTTCCCACGTCGAATACTGATAATTCAGGTAGTCATAATCGCTCGGCTTGAGCCCATCACCCCAAATGCGCTGATTGACCTCAAGCTCATCACCATCCACGTACTCACTACCATCGTCGGCGAACTCTTCTTCCGGCGACAAGTTTTCCACACTTCGCGCCGGGGCAGACAAAACTTTCGCTGCCTCATGTTCAAGCAGGAAGTCAGAATATGTTTTGACGTCATTCCCAGTCGTCTTCAATGTGATGTACTGCGTAAAGCGCTTGACCTTCTTATCTCGCGCCTCAAGCACATCGCCAAGCTCATCGCTGTAATAAATATCCCACTGCATTGCAACGCGGCGGAAAGCTTGGAAATCCTCCCCGCCGTAAAACGCCAGCGCTTCAAACACGGACTCATTAAAGCACTTGTTGCAGATCGGCAACCGCCCAAAATTTCCAGCAAAAACAGGGGAGTTGCTTGCCGGAAAATTATGCTCAAGATTCTGGTACACCGTTCCGCACTTACAGCACACAAACCGCGTCACACCAACACTGGCTGCCTTGGCTGTCGGCGACGGCATCGGAACGCCAGCATCAATCTTCTTTCTTGCAGCCGCACTCATCTGTGGCTTCGATTTTGCCGCCATACAACCACCCCCTAAAACCAAAAAGCGCCGCTACCAAGTCGTAGCGGCGAAAACATTTATTCTGCATCTTCCTCGGCTTCGTCAAGCGGCGACGCCGGTCTATCACCAAAAACACCGGGATTCAACGGATCCTCTGTCGAACCGTCCTCAACAATCGAAACACAATCCAGTTTCAGCTTACCGGCAGCTTTCAGCTCCGTATACCAACGGCTTCTACTTTCCGTCACGCAGCCGCTTTGCAGGTCGTAAGTCTGTCTGCCAGGTCGAAACTTTCTATTGAAAGAAAACAGACCCGGAATCGTAAACGACGTACCCTTCCGAAGCTCCTCCTTAAAATACTCCACGATCTGGCTGTACAGCTCATTCATAGACGTGATGGTATACCCGTATCGATCCGCGATGTCGCGAACAATCTCATTTCTAAATTTTCTCATTGATAACCTTCCTTTTTATTTCTTCAACTCAACTTGATGTGGTGATCTACCACTCTGCCTTTTCCTTCTTCCACGATAAACAGTAGTGCGCCTGGCTTTGACGTCCGCCGCAGCTTCATAGAGTAATCGTCAACGCCAATTATGGACGGAACACCAATTGCTTCGGCGTCAAACCCAGCCGTGTTCGCACTGTAATGGTGCATGTGTCCGCCCACCAGAATGTTAATGGACTGCTCGTACACCGCCGAAAAATCTTTGAGCGCCGCCGACAAATCCTTCACCTCGCCGTGGATGCCGAGGATATTTTTTCCGCACACGGTTTCAAAAATCAGACCGGTCGGGTTTTCCACAAACTGAATATTGGCGTTTCCCGCCAGCCGAGCCTTCAACAGCTCCCAGACAAATTTACCAGTATTTTCCTTTTCAAAACTGCCTTTGGGCTGTCCAATCAGGCGCAGCTCAGAGTGATTGCCGTGCGTCATCTGGAATCTGATGCAAACGTGTTCGCTCAGCGCATTCAGCCACGTCGCCAGAAAATTACTGTACAGAACCGTACCTTCAACAATACCGTATCTCAGATACATCAGCTGACTGGCGCGGATAATACCATCTATGTAATCACCAAGGCTGAAGACATGCAGCATTTCGATTCCTTCTCGATATACAATCTGAAAAACCTGCCGCAGCATATCCCACATACGCGCCTCGAAAATCTCAGGGGAGTATGCGTTTAGAATTTCGCCACTCAAACCCTTAATCTCAAACTCTGCACCGTAATGCTCGTCACCAAAGCACAGCACGCCCTCGCGATCATGAGTAACCCTCTCCGACAAAAGCTCCGGCACAGGCAACGGCTCAATCTGCTTGACCGCGTCAACGATGCGTTCCGTAATCAAGTCGTCTCTGGCATACTCTCTTAGCCAGCGGTTGACCTCTACGCGGTCTGTGCGAAGTTTCTCACGTTCAATTTGAATGTCACGGCGCAGATTGTCCAGTCGCTGTTCCTGACCGTCGCCGTTTACCATCTTTGAGAAGACCTCGTCGTAATATTGCTTGGCTGCGGTAAACGGCTTCCGATAACACGACTCAGCCTGATAGTCGTGCCCCAGTTCCTTATTGAATGTCGCAGTCAATTCTTCCCACGACATATTGATGAGCCCAGCCTCTTTTTGTGTCGCGACACGCCAGATATACTGGCGCTCACTCTCCCCGTCCTGCCGCTTCAGATCAGCCAGCATTTCCACCCCTTCCTTTACCATCACCAGTGCCGCGCAGCTCCCTCAGCAAGTTCATAACCGCCCGGCTTTCTTCCGCATAGTATTTTTTGCGGCAGGACTTCTTCTGACGGTTCACCAGATTGATGTGCGCAGCCGGAACTCTGCGGCGAATTTCTTCTACTTCTTCCTTTGAAACCAGAACCAAATTTCAGTTCCCCTTTTTTTTACTAAATTTGGGTATTTGCGAAAATGGGTGGTTTACCCTATTCCCGCAAATATAATCCCCTGATTGTTTTGCAATAATATGCATCTTTTTGCAAGATGCTTTATGCCTTCTGTATCTACAAAATAGTTTGTTTTGCCGTTATTCTTGCCGTCAGAGCGCATTAACGTGAAGACTTTCCCTCCGTTGTTCGCAAGCAGACTTCCCGGCATGGGACGACTCATTTCCTTGTATTGTGGGAAGTGGGCTTTTACTCTAAGCTGAGACACCTCCACCTCAGAGTGATTCTCCCGATACTCTACCAAGCTGTCGGATTTTTGCTCCATCGCCTTGTGGCGGTTAGCTGCAACCAGCTTGCCATCGGCATCGTAATACTTCCGAGTGATATTAGCCTTAGCGCCGATGTTCGTGCGCCCAGGGTCGATGCCCAAATACAGGGGTTGTGTCACTCCCTCGGTCTCATAGGCTAACTGAATGGTAAACGGATTTCTCTCTACGACCCTTGCTTTCTTCTCTTTGAGGAGAATACGGACATGACCGCAGCGGGTCGTAGGCATCAGCGGTTCCCCGCTGGCACTTAATACATAAACTACGGCCATTGTCCGCAATCTCCTTTCGTAAGACTCTCTCCATCGCTGGAGAGGTAACTGTTTCCCTTGGCTTTTCTGTCAGATAGTTTCCTGACAACTAACATTTGCTCTGCATTACATGGAACTGGGAAAATCCAATGGAGCATCCATTTATCCATTCAAACAGGATAAATTTACAAATGTCTCAGCCTGTGATATTTGCAACTATATGTGGTCAACCACCTATTTTCGCAAATACCCAAACTTCTCTCCCCTATATAGGAAAATTCGCGACCCGTCAAAAGTTGTCCTATTTACGGACAAGAAATGCTACGGTCAAAACAGGTCATTTCTGAGTTTTTAGGGCGTTTTTTGTATGGTTTTTGTCAATTTTGGTTTTTCAACCAAATCACGAAGCCTCTTTTTTCGAGAAGCGGAACCCGTATAAAACCACGTCTCCGCCGTCCTCCTCGACCACTTTCGCCAGCGGGGTTTTTGCCTCATTCAGCAGTTCACACAAATCTTCACACGGGGCAGCAAATAAGGTGTAAAAGAGGATTCTGGAGACATCTGAGTTTTCCACATCATCCAAGCTTCTCAGCAACCGAATCATCGTGCTCTTTGTCAGGCGCATCTTACGGACATATTCCGCCAGCGCAAGCCGCGCCTCTTCTGCCTGCTCCCACTTTACCACAGATTCCACGCCGTCCTGTGACCAAATTCCCTTAAGCTGCGCACGATACCCGCGCACAACCTCCAGAATACGTTCTACCTGCTGGTAGTTGACGCTCCTACTGTCGTAATCTTCCACACCCAGCAGGTCTGAGAAGGGGAGAAACTGCGTTTTCTTGCGAAGATATCTGTATTTATGGCGGTTAATCGTCTTTTGCAGATAGTCCATCGACGTCTGGTGCGGCTTATACGCCTTGCGCTGCGGGTCATAATACCCCTTGGTTTTCGCAATCGCCCCAAAAAAGTTCGGCTTGACGGCGCGGCCATCATCGTCCGTGATACCGTAACGCTGCTTAATCGCCTGAATTTCGGCTATGCTATCCACCGCATACTCACGCTTTGCCTTATCAATTTCTATGTTGGACAGGACGTCCAGCTGAGCCGTGTCCAGATACACCGGCAGGATTTCTTCAAAGGTTGCGCCGCGATGGACGCGATCCCAAATAAGCGAGTTCAGTTCCTGAGACAGGTTGACGATTTCACCGATTTTGTTGACGCTGGCGGCGACATCCAGAGAAGCCTGATCGTCAATCGAGTAGTGGCGCTTGATTTTTTTCGCTTCAACCATGTGCGTCGGCACGTAAAATCTCTGGCACTCGACCCCACGCTGCACAAGTAGGGGGTGGTCGCTCAGCAAAACCGTGTCGCTGTCAAAATCGCAGCCGCTGAGGCGATTCATCACATTTTCCCCAATCGTATTGACGCAGACAATCTCATTGGTCAGGTTCAGATACCGGTCGATTTCCTCGTCCTCAACGTTCATCGGAACCCAGACATTTCCCATTGTGACGTGCGGGGAACGCGACCCCAGCACACGCCGCCCATACGCGAACCGAATACTATGTACGTTTCCGATGCCGAGCCTCGACTGACCGTCAAACTGACCGATTGCGCCCAGCAACATCTCAATCGGATTCCCGACCATTGTTGCATATGTCCCCGGAACAAGCACGTGGCCGCAGCGCAGGTTTTTGATGTAAGCGTCAACAATGTCGCGGACAAAATCGTAGTACAGCTCCGTCTCGCAAAAGCGTTTGTTCAGACCAAGTAATCTGTATACGATTTCGTTCTTCGACTCCGCTGCGGTTGTTATACTCCCGCCAGAGTATTTGATGTGAAACCTAAGAATTTCAGGGTCGTTGCGGAGCAAATTGACGTATTCCAGCGAATCTTCCAGAAGCACATCCACGTCCTCCTGCGTCAGACACAAGGAATTCAGAAGCTGATAGTGTGTCTGAACCAGCCGCCCATCAAAATAATGTGTCGGTTTTTCGTGTTTTACAACGCCGAACGTCGGTTCAAGCCGATCCAGCCACTCATCCAGCGTCCCGAATTTCAGATACTTGATGCTGCTGGGCGTCGTCACAAGCTTAATCTGCCCGATGTCCACAGCCCTTGTGTAGCCGCTTAACTGAGAAACTGAAGTAATTCCTTTGTCCGAGAACCACTGTTGCAGGTTACAGTTAAAGCAAGCCGACTTAAAGAAGCGGTTGCGCAACAAAACAAATCCCTTTTCTTTGTAGGCTCCCATCGCGGACTGATCAATCAGCGATTGTCCATCCCAGATTTTATTTGTCACCGCAACGACCTCGCATCGTGTATCAAGTTTGCCGTCCGGAGCAAGCCGCGTGACCGACGCGGTATCTTCAAATGTACTTTCCGCATCATCCACCACCAGAATGTTTTCCGGTCTTAGTTCCAGCGTGTCAATGATACTACTGAGCGTCAACGCGATAGACGATTCAAACGCCGCCAGATCAATGGGTTTCCCGACCCGCACATTGAGACCACATTTGCTCCATGTGAAGATACGGCTGTACAGTGCCTCATCGATAAACAGGCAGTGCCCAACGCGGGAGCTGCCCGCGCTGCGTTTATATCGAACGTACTTTGTGCCATCGCACACAAAACCTGACTTGTAAATTTCGCGTCTCAAATCCGAGACTGTCATCAAAACGGGGTTCGCGCCAACTACATATGTATTCGTGGTCAGATCGTACTTAAAATGCTTTCCTAAGGTGTCGTCCGGGGCGGGGGAGGTAATCTGTTCACCGGTTTGCACGGCAATCAGTTCGCCAGCGCGGACGCACACGCAATCAACAAGCTGTATTTCTTCCAGAGCGTAACCATATTTGACGTACAAGCCCTTCCGAACCATGTTAAATTCTTTCAGGCTGTACTGGAACGTCACGCTAATAACGCATTTTGAGTATTCTTTAGAGTTAATAAAAAATGAGAAGTCGTTTTTTCGGTAGACTTTTTCGTAAATTTCCCGGAGCTTCATTTGCTCAAGGCTGTAGTCGAGCGAACCAATAAATTTTTTTCGGTTCAAGGTTCCATCTGCGTAGCGGATTCTGTAACCGTCGGCAGCTGGGGTCAGGTAGTGATTCGCGATCCAAAGATCCTTCGCGTCAACGGACAGGATATAGCATCCTCCGTTACCAATAGCGCATTCCTCCTTGTAAAATCAGAAAAATGAGGTGTTTTACTCGTTTTTACTTGAAATTTCGCTGGTTTTTACTTGTTTTCTTGTGTTTTAGATGCTTTTTCGCGTATTTTTCAGGGGAAAATACATGGTAAACGCCGTCAATCTGGTGGATTTCAACGTCCCGCACGAAGCGAACAAGGTCTTTCAGCTGATATTCGTAATACAGGAATCCGACATCGCCAGCTCGAACGGCGTTTATGGCGTCGTTCACGGCCAGAACATAGTAGTAATCCGACGGAAAAACCGTATCTGTTTTGACGCCGCCGGAAGCATAAGCGCCAGATGAAATCGTATGGCGTTTCAGAATTGCTTCCTTCGACGGAACGGTGGCAGCCAGAAGAGAATTTTTAAGCGCGTCACAGCGTGTTTCGGGGGTGTATGTCACTTTTCTCACCTCTCATATCAGGCTGCGCCCTGTTGGGTACGCAATCTTGTCACGAACTCATCTGTCGTGAACACTTGACTGGGGTCGTGGCTGATAATGAAGGTGCAATTCGCCGTTTGCCCATCCACCCGACAACAATGGCGCTGTAACTCGTAACCAAGATAATTTTGCAAAACGCCAAACAAGAATCTGGTGGTGGTTTTATCCGGGGCTCGCAGGTTCAGGTTACAGTCACACGCCATTTTCAGCAGTGGCTCAGCCGTCAGCTTACAGATTGCCTTCGGACGTTTTGAAAACGGAAGCTCTAATTCCTGCGGTGTCAGCAGCCAATTTTCGTTGACATATTGAATAAAGCGGTCAATATCAGGAATCGGCTGGCTTTTTTTATTTGGGTTCCCCATAAAGGACTTGAAGTTTACGCGCAGAACATTATTGCCTTGAACAATTGGGGCAATTTTTTCGATCCATTTTGTACCACGGCCAGAACAGAACTGGTCAAACTCGACCTGTTCCGCACGGAGCAGCTTATTTTTTTGGCTGACAGATGCCTTTGAAAACGGCGCAACGACCAGACAATCCAAGTTGTAGCGAGCGCGGCCAGCGAATTGAATCACATGAACCGAATCCGGAGAGCAGCACACCATATTACGGACGTTGCTTACAGGAAGCAGAGAATAACCTTCGCGCATACAGGACGTGACAATCAGGCAATCCAGAGGATGTTCAACCCACTCAATCGGCTTACCGCGGCTATTGAAGGCGACGGGGTCTTTCACGGTGTCGGGAAGCATGAAATTTTTGGCGATGTGGGCTCTGATTCTGGCCATTTCCGGCGTAAATTCCTTACGGTTGTTTTCGCTGACCAGTACAGCCGAATTAGGGATAGCGTTATGTAAGATTTCGCACTTAGCGATAGAGTTGCAGAGAATCATTGTTTTTCCGGGCGCTCCGTACTTTTTCAGCACATTCGGGATGGAACGAAAGTCGCTGCAAATCAGCTGTTTTGCCTTATACCGAAACACAGGCTCGTCCAGCAGGTGATTGACGGGGATATGTAGCTTAACAAGTCCCTCCAGTAAAATATCCGGCGTCGCCGTCATGCCGATAACCAAATCGCCTCGATTAATTAAAAAGCCCATGATGAAATCGACAGAGAAAACGTCCCTCATAAAAAGGTCGCTGAACAAACAATGGGCCTCGTCTAAGATCAGCACCTTTATATTTCCCATCCAGCCTTCCGAATTAGAAACCGCATTTGTTGACCACAGCCAAACCACTCGATTGTAGGTCATCACTCGTACGCCGTGCGTGGACAAGCTGTCGTAGCTTCTGCTCCCCGCCCAGTATTCAACCACTTCCGGGTCGTCCGACACAAAGCGAATAAAATCGCCGTGCACTGCCTGTTGCATTGCCGCCACCGAACGGGACGTCGCAAATACAATTTCGTCTGGTTTCAGGGCTGGGAACTGCTTTAATAAGCCAGCCACAATGGAATAGGTCTTGCCCGTACCGCAGCCAGACTCCAACAGGTTCAGATGTCGGCGCTTCAACCGACTCAAATCCAAAACTTCACTAACAAATTCTGCCATCTAAATAACCTCACATTCTAAATTTCGCGCGCTTCATTTTCTTCAACATTTTACGATAACGTATTCCCATAAGATAGTATAACAAAGAAAGACAATAAGACAATATAAAAAAAAGATTCTGGGATTGTGTAGCTTAATTACAGCCTACGGCCACGTCATAGGTTTCCTCCTACCCCTTATTTACTTTATGGATCCTCATTGAAAAGTCTTTAGTTGCCCACAGAGGTCTGCTCATTGGTACGTTTGGTGCCCAACCAAATCGCCAGAAGAGAACTTTGGACTGTGTCAAAAAAAATTTTTACTTATATACCGGCGAGCCCCTGCGAGCGCCTTGGGAAAGCATGTTATGCTTCTTATTTTGCCGCGGCACTGCCGCGGTTAGAATTTATATATATAAATTCTTTCTTGTAGCTTATCTGAGCCAGCAACTAAAGGAATTTGTTGGTTTGCTACCCCACATATTCTTTCTCTGGCTGCCTACGTTATTTCTTGCCGCCACTTTATCTGTGGTCAGACCGCGTATTGGTACCAATGAGCCTCCCTATATAGAGCATCACTACGCCAGTGCCAGCGCCGTCTTATCTGTTGTCCTTACCAAAGTCAGTGGTGAGCCTTTCCGAAGAGTGTATTGCCGACGTAGGTTGCTGTTCTGGTGTCCAGTGCCGCCGAGGTTGATCCCTTTGTACATATCCACAATTTCACTGTCGGTAATGCCAGCGTACATCAGTGTGATGTTCTGGCTGGAGTGCCCCAGTATCTTCTGAAGCATTTCAATGGCTCTGCTTCTGTCTGGCGCTTGCATGATCATGTGATAAGCGAAAGTCTTTCTTAGTGTGTGCGTTGCTACCGTAGCCTCAATCCCACAAGCCTTAACCGCTGCCTTCAGGATGCGCTCGACACTGTTGACGTGCATCGGTACTGGCTCCGCATTCTTTTCCTTGTTACACTCAGAGGTGAACATATAGTCTGATGCCTGTCTGGCGTTATGCTCCAAGTACAAAGCCACAGCCCTCTGCACAGCCTCGTTGATGTACAGTACTCTGCGTTTCCCAGTCTTTGCCTCGATGACCTCAAAGTGCTCCCGGAAGCAGTTTCTGCCAGTTCCTTGATCTCTGGCGATGAGCTTCCCAAATGTTAGCCCCAACAGATCACCACAGCGCAGCCCAAAGTTGATACCACAGATGAAAAGCATGTTGTCTCTGTATTTTCCTCTGGCGACAAACCAATTAGATATCTTTTCTATGTCCGACAGGCTCTTAATTGGCTCAGGTGCTTTCTTCCTGGCTTCTGGTAACTCGTCACAATACTCATCCGTTCCTCCGAAGTTATCGGGAACATCAATTTGCTTAAAATCGATACTTAGTAAGCTATTATCCATACTGTCCTCCGTGTATTCGTTGTCACTATTATACCATGCTTTTCCACCATTGTCAAGCCTGACTCAACATAATGTCACTAATAAAATAGACAAAAAGAAAGCCAGTAAACAAGGAATCTTCGTGCAAAACGTCGATTCTCTTGATTACTGACTTATGGAGGGAGACTGTATTCATTTGTGCCCCGCTTCGGTGGGTCAATTGCCAGAAGGGAAGGAAAGGGGTGAAATGTGGGCTAAAATAGGGGAGGAGGGGTGGAGGGATGGAATTTTGGGAGGAGAGAGTGTGGAAGAGTTACTGTAGGGTCTGCGGTTACGAAAAATCCCGAAAAAAGGCGAAAAAATCCCGAAAAAAGGCGAAAACAGCCCCCTATGGGGCTGAAAAATATCGCCTATGGTGTAAAGGTATAAAATACAACATAGACGAACAAACGTTCTTCCCCAAAAAGCGGCGGTGGGTGGAGTCCTGAATATCGATAACACGTATTATCGATATTTTTTTATCGAATGATATTGTAAACCACTAAAAACAGCACTTAAGTTTACAATCGTTACCGCTACTGCATGACCATATACTCTGCGTATACACCATGCGGCTTGACCGATAACAAGATGTAATCCAACCATATATATACGCGCGCGCGTGAGAGATATGCCGACGGTATGCAAAACGCGCTATTTTTCACTTTTTCCGTATTTTTAGATCCGGAAAATCGTCAAAAAAGCCGTCTTTTTCGAGCTTTTCGAACAGGGCGGCTTTGGCGTATGCGGTGCGCGTAGTATCTAAGTCGGCGCAAAAATCTTCGAAATGTTCGGAAAATTCGTTTTTTAGCATAATCTGAACCACTTTTACCGTCTTCAGATATCGTTTTTTGCGGTCTTCGTTCATAAGAAAAAAACTCCAAAAAATCAAAAAAAGTTGATTTTTCAGTCGTTTCGCAGCTTTTCGCAACCGTCAAAAGCGGAATGCGCTGAAAACACGCTGAAAAAACAGAAAAATCGTACTCATACATATGGAACGCTTGCTTGCAAAAAAAAAACACCCGTGCTATACTATAGCCGTGCTTGAGAGAGCACAACCCCACCGCCCCGGCGGCGGTGGGTGCACCTTGAAAAAAAGCCCCAGCCTGCAAGCCCACGATATGCGCCGGGTCGGCGCGCTGGGCTTTCTACCGCCAAGCCGGGTCGGCGCGGCGGCGCGGTGCTTTACAAAGATACTTCCATTTTTCCCCACTACAGGTATGCCTGTAACCATTTTTTCAAATTTGCCGCGCTGGGCGGCATAAAACCCAGCGCCGCGCCGTGCAGGCGCGGGGAAGGAAAAGCCATGACTACTACTACTACTACTACTAACGCCGCCGCCGAAGCCGCAAAGTCCGCCTTGCGCACCATGCTCACGACGCGCTACACAGAGTATACACGCGCCGACGGTACGACTGGGCTGGGCGTCCGCGCTCCCCGTAAGGCGGACTTTGCCGACGCCGGTTGCGTGCAGCTTTATGACGCGTACAAAGCCGCGCTTGCCGGCGTAGCCGCTGCTATCAATCACTGGGCAACAACCCCAGCCGACGCAAGCGCGCGCAAAAAAACGGTTGCCGCTATGCAAGCCGCTTGCGACATTTTGCGCCGCGCCGCCGGCATGGAGTCCGGCGAGCTTTTTGACGTGAAGCCATGCGACGCCGACTGGTTGCGCGCCGTTTCCGTTGCCGACGCAACGTCCGCGCGGACTAACTTTCTGGGCGTTGCGCGTGTAAAATCAGACGCCGCGCTTTCCCGCTCATTGACA